ATGAAGAGATACTTCTCAATCTACTACATTGGAAAGGACCATATGTCTAACCTCGCTCTAGATAAAGAGAAGGTTGTTCATTATGCAGGTGACCCTTGTGATGGATCAAGCAAACTTGACTTTCTGAAAGAGAACTTCCCTGAATATTATGAAGAATAGAGTTGCATTCCTCCACCTGATGAAGACTGCTGGTTCTCATGTCCAGAACTACATAGTTCACTATGTCATTCTAAGGCACCTACTCCTGATACCTTGGAATCATCAATTGAGATTTCGCAGAGACGAGACAATCATAGAACGAGACAATGATTGGAATATGTCCGAGATGATTCGGTTATTGAAACTCAGGAATTCAGGACCGATGTATATCCATAACCATATCAATAACTGGAATGCACAATTGCATAATATGGCAAAGAAAGAAGAATGGTTCACCTTCATGTTTCTTCGTCATCCCGGTGATATTCTATGCTCTCATTATTACTATACCAGAGAGAACGATATTCATTGGGATCTTGCATACCCGAAGGATGTGTCTCTGAATTTCTACCTACAGAGAATCCTGAATTGTGCCAATGACCATACTTGGTGGCAGATACCATCATGGCACAAACAAATAGACTATGTGAAGCTCTATACAGACGACAATTTCCATGAGTTTCTACAGGAACACTTTGACCACCATGATTACCTGAAGAATAAGCCGAAACTGACACATCATGGTAATAAGACACAAAATCCCGGCTGGTCAAAACTCTGCGATAGCGGAGATATAAATAGAGAAAACCAAGAGTTACTTGAGCGTCATCCACAGATGAGACTCTTTGAAGAATTAACAGGATAAATAGAAATATGTCTGAAACAGTAGCAACATCCACAGTAAATACCACGACACAGATTCATATCTCTGGTATCACCATTGCATGTCCTCTTGATGGTGATATGAGTGCAACCGTGAATTTTTGCAAAGCAAAGATTGATGATTCTGGTAATGTCTTGAGCTATGGAGATATCGATCCAGACACAGAGGGTCACGCACAAATTTCACTTGATCAAGCCAAGATTATTGAACTCTTGACAGAGGCAACCTTGAATCAACTGAAGTCTGATTTGCATGACCTTCGTAAAGCAGACCTTTAACCAATAAACCATTATGGCAACACCAAGTTCCAGAACAGCACTTTCAGATTATTGCCTTCGTGCCCTTGGTCATCCAGTGATTGAAGTCAATCTAGATGACGATCAGATGGAAGACCGTATCGATGAGGCAATTCAGTATTACCAAGAGTATCACAGTGATGCCATTGTTCGGAACTACCGTAAACATGAAGTCACTGCATCTGATATCACGAATGAATATATTGCGGTACCAGAGAATCTTCTGTTTATCAAAAGAGTCTTGCCCGTAAAGAATTCAAATACCGGTGGTACTGACATCTTCTCACTGGATTATCAATTACACCTGAATGATCTATACGGACTCCGTGATCCAGGTGACCTTGTGAGTTATGAACTCACGAAGCAGTATATGTCATTGATTGACATGAAGATCAATGGTGTGACTGAACAGGTGACATTCAATCGACACAGGGATCGTATTGAGATTCCATCATTCAAGTGGGGAACAGATATCACGGCTGGTCAATACCTGGTGATTGAGGGATACGAGACCGTAGATCCCGAGACATACACAGACGTCTATAATGATATGTGGTTGAAACGATACACCACAGCACTCTTCAAGAGACAATGGGGATTGAATCTCATCAAGTTCGAAGGCATGCAATTGCCTGGTGGTGTAACCCTGAATGGTCGTCAGACTTTTGATGATGCCAATGCAGAAATCGAAAAACTCGAGGAAGAGATTCGGCTCAATCACGAGTTCCCACCTGATTTTTTCATGGGATAAGATATGCCTAGAAATCAATACATCTCTCTTGGTACCAAGAATGAGCAGAAGCTTCAGAATAACCTCATAATCGAGGCACTGAAGATATACGGGCACGAGTGCTATTATCTTCCCCGAAAGATTGTGAATCGGGATACGATCCTGAATGAGGTCATTCAATCGAAATTTGGTGATGCATTCAAGATTGAGATGTATGTGTCCAGTGTCGATGGTTTTGAGGGAGATGGTGACTTTCTCACGAAGTTCGGTCTTGAGATAAGAGATCAGGTAAAATTGGTCGTGTCTCGTACTCGATGGGATGACCTTGTCGGTAGATTTAATGTTACCCAAGAGGTTCGACCTGCTGAAGGTGACCTGGTATATTTTCCTCTTGTCAATGGACTCTTTGAAATCAAATTTGTCGAAGGTGAATCTCCATTCTATCAGTTGGCTAATCTACCGACATACGAACTTACTTGCGAACTCTTTGAATACAGCAATGAAAATCTTGAGACAGGTATTCGTGATATTGACGAGATTGAAGAGGCCGAGGCATTCCCATATCTGTTGACACTGGGATCCGGGACTGGTACATTTAGAATCGGTGAAGAGGTTACTCAGGTGCTTGATTCTGATACAACGATTCGTGGTGAGATTGTCCAACTCTCAAATTCAATTGCTCATGTGATTCATACAAGAGATTCAGATAATGGTAGTGATACATTCTGGCAGGTCACGGCAGGATCTTATGGTAATTTGATTGGTACAATAACTGGTGCGAGTTACCCAATCACTGCAACAGATGGAACCACGGGTGTGACTGAGGTCGATACGCAGGCACAGAATGATGTATTCACAACCATAGGTGATGATTTTGTCGATTTCAGTGAGACGAACCCATTTGGTGAAATTAACTACGTTCAATAAAAATGCTAGGAGATTACTTCTATAACAAAACAATTCGTAAAACGGTTGCCGTTTTTGGTAGTCTGTTCAATGACATTGTTGTTCGTCGACAGAGTGGTGATAGAATTCTCAATACGATTAAGGTACCATTGGCATATGGTCCAATCGAAAAGTTCTTGGCTAGAATTGATGAACTTGATAAGCTCGAGGAACAAGCAGTTGCGATCAAATTGCCTCGAATGAGTTTTGAGATTGACGATATCTCATATGATTCAACACAGAAACTCAATCGAATGAATGATCGCATCTTTGAGGCGACTGATGTTCTGAAAAGAAAAGTGGTCAAACAAAGTGTGCCATATATCATCACGATGAGTCTGAATGTGATGTCAAGGACTCAGGATGATGCACTTCAGGTCATCGAACAGATTCTACCAACATTTGCACCCGAATATACAGTTACGGTAAAAGATTTTGAGGGACCAGGTTCAAAGACCGATGTTCCGATTGTCTTGACAGGGACATCTTTCTCTAATGAGTATGAGGGAGATTTTGCCAATTCAAGGCAACTGATTGTCTATACAATGTCATTCAGTGTGAAGATTAAGTTTAGTGGTAGAGTACAAGAGAGCAAGATTATCAATGATGTCGATATCGATCTGTTTAACTACAGCGGTAGTCTCACTGATACTGATTCTGATGGGTTCCTTGAAGAGGTATCCGTTACCGCTGATTCTGATTCAGGTCCCGTCACCACATTGATCTTAGATAGTGACGATGGAATATGATCATTTCAACAATAGAGTATACGGGTAGAGTCGAGTCGACTCTTGTACAGACCCGTATCACGGAATCCTCTATCAATAATACAAATAGAATTGTCTCTACCATCATACCAACCTCTGTCACGGATTCTTCTGTCGTACAAAAAGAATCATTAAAGACTCATCTGGTAACAATCTCAGAGGTATCAAGTACCAAGACACGAACAAGTAGAATCAATTCTAGTTTGAGTCCAATACAAGATATTGATGGCTCGATTAAAATGGTAAGTAGGATAGGATCATCTTTACTTAAGATAAATGATGTTGAAGGTCTGATAAAACAGACAAATAGAATACATTCTTCAGTGACGATAACTGGATTAATTCAAAGAATTACACATACATTATTGTTGACTGATAACTCTGATTTTCTAATAAGTGATGGATCAAAACTAAAGGTACAGACCCAGTGAATGATAAAGACAAAATGCTCGATCATCTGATGAGTAATCTACCTGCCTCGGCAATGAAGAAGCCCGAGGAGATGGATTATGTAAAAGATACCGAGGAAGACTATAGATACTCTCGTGATAAAATCAAGGGTCTGATTGGTAAGGCAGAAGAGGCAATTGATACGATGATGAATCTTGCTGTTGATGCCGAACACCCAAGGG